AAATAAATGTTTTATTATATTTATATTTATTATAATTTAAGAAATTTATATTTTTTTCAATATTAGATAAGTTTTTATATATTAAAAATGTACTAAATAAATTATATAATTCATCATAATTAATATCATTAATAAATAAATTATCATTAGATATAAATAATAATAATGCATAAAAATATTTATTAATAATATTTAAAATATTAATAAAATTATAATATAAATTTATTTTATTAATATCATTAATATTATTGGAATAAATTAAATAATTAATATTAATTTTATCATTATTTGATAAATATAAATAATTATTCAAATTATATATTTTATATTTAGATAATAAATTTATAAAGAAATCATTAATTCTAGTTCTATTATATAAAGTATATTCATTAATATTATTATCAATAAATGATCGTACATCAATATAATGCCAATGTATATTATTATATTTACATAAAATATTTTTTTTAAAACAATTATAACCAGATTTAATAATATTATCAATTTGCTAATTATTAAAATCTTGAGTGAGATTAAATTTATATAAATTACTAGTTTCAATATATATATCAGTAGTAAATTGAATATTATTATTAATATTAAATTTATTTAAATTTAAAGTATTAATAATATCTAAAAAAGTATTATCATAACTTTTAATACATTTATTTAAATCATAACAAGAACATTCATACTATATATTAGTATGTTCATCACCAAATAAAATTAATAATGGTAAATTATATTTATAATAAATATTTTTTGGTTTATAAATATAAAGAGAAATTGGACCGGAAATATTATTAATATTAATATTATTAATTTTAATATAATTCTAATTCATAATAATATAATATATAAATAAATTATTTTATTAATTTAATATTAACAAGAGTTTTTTTATTATAATTAGATAAATCAAAAAAATTTCTTTTTTCATAATCTGGATCATAATTTTCTTTATTAAATTTTATATATCTTTCAGATCCTAAAACAAAATTATCTCTATATTCAGCTTTATACCAAAAAACTCTATCTTTTAAATTATTAGAACTTTTAATTCTATTATTAATGACCATACAACCATAATTATTAGTAATAGCAGAGAAAGCTTTTTCAAATAAATTTTTATCAGGGAATATACCTGCATAATCTAAATATAATTTTTTTCTATTTTCAACGATATCTTCAGCTAACATAAATATATAATCAAAATTTGATCTTAATTCAGGAGGTATACCTTTACAATATTGCATTGATAATAAAAAAGTTAATTGATAATGTCTACCTTCATTAAATATAGATAATATACATGGATCTCTTAACCATTTATCTTTTGATGACATACAATCATCCATAACTAAAAAACATCGTGGATCTATTGGTTTTTTATTCTATTTAATTCTTCTTTCATTTTTTGCTAACATTTTTGTTTGTCTTTCCATTACTTTTGGTATTATATCTTCTTTATATTCATAATGAATATATGAACCACCTATAAATGGATCATAAAATTTATTCATTTTACATGTTGGAGCAATTACAGTACCACATGGTATATCACGCATATGATATAAAATATCTCTTATTAGATAAGACTTTCCACCTCCGCTTTTCGATATTAAGGCAATTCTTGGGTTTATATATTCTCCATTTTGATCAATAACCATAGAAGTAATGTCAAATTTACTAAAACCTAATTCATTAAACATATTTTAGATTATTATATATTAAATATATAAAAAAAAATTGAAAATTAAAATATTTATTTAAATATAAAAAGTTATATTATATTATAAAAATAAATATATAATAAATAAAAAATGTGTAAATACTAAATTAAAAATAAAGATTGTGGTAAAAGAGGTGCTTATAATTATCCAAATTCTAAATAAGGAGAATATTGTGGTAATCATAAATTAGATAATATGATATTAATTAAATATCCAATTTGTATAATTTAAAATTGTAAAACTTCAGCTTGTTATTATGATAATAATGATAATAATAAATAACCATTTTATTGTTAATAACATTAATAAAATAATACAACTATTTTAAAAAGACCAAATTGTTAATTTATTAATGGATGTAGTACATATGCTATATTTAATTATTCTAATGAAATTATACCATTATTTTGTGTAAAACATAAAATGAATGATATGATAGATATAATGAATATTAGATGTTTAGAAAATGGATGTAATAAATAACCAACATATGGATATGAAGAAGATAATAAAAAAATATATTGTAAAAATCATAAAAAATAAGATATGGTAGATGTTAATCATAAATTTTTGTATTGAAAAAAATTGTAAAATTAGACCTAATTTTAATTATGAAAATGAAAAAGAAGCTATTTATTGTAAAGATCATAAAAAATAAAATATGATTAATGTATTAAAAAAATAATGTTAATATGAAAATTGTAAAAAATCACCAAGTTATAATTATAAAGATTTAAATCCTATTTATTGTAAAAATCATAAATTAGAAAATATGATTTTAGTAATAACTAAATAATTATGTAAAGAATAAAATTGTAAAATTAGACCAAGTTTTAATTATTAAGATTAATAAATTCCAATATTTTGTAAAGCACATAAAAAAGAATAAATGATTGATATAACTAAAAAAACTTGTATATATGAAAATTGTAATATAATACCTAATTTTAATTATATTGATTAAATAATACCAATATATTGTAAAAATCATAAATTAATAAATATGATCGATATTAAAAATAAAAAATGTTAATATAATGGATGTTCTATATAACCTAGATATAATTATGAAGGCTAAAAATCAGCAATTTATTGTTTAAATCATAAATTAGATAATATGATAAATGTTATTAGTAAACATTGTTTAACACCATTATGCTAAACACGTATTTAAGAAAAATATAAAGGCTTTTAGCTGTTATATCATTTTCTATTATTTTTTATTATTTTCTTATATTTTTATATTTTCTTTAATATTTATTTATTTTTCTATTATTTTAATAATAATATATAAAGATTTATTTTTATATATTATTATTAAAGTATATTAATGAATGGATAATAATATTTACCAGCAAAAAAAGTTAAAGATAAATTTGGAGTTGGAGACTCAACTATTAGAAAATGGGCTAATGAAGGTTTAGTCTCTATTGTAAAATCAATTGGTGGAAAAAGATTTTATGATATATCTACCTTATTTACATAAAGCTTAGTAGTTAATGATTAATAATCTACGTTAAAAAATAAATATTGCTACTGTAGAATATCCTCTACTAAATAACTTCCTGATTTATAAAGATAAAAATAATTTATGTAAGAATAATTTCCTAATCATGTTATATTATCAGATATTGGTAGTGGAATTAATTGGAAAAGAAAAAATTTTAATAGATTATTGGAAGAATCCATACATGGAAAAGTTGAGGAAATAGTTATTTGTCATAGAGACAGATTATGTAGATTCAATTTTGAATTATTGGAACTAATCTTTAAAATTACAAATACAAAATTCGTGGTTTTAGATTAAACTGAATAATAATCTAATGAAGATGAATTATCATAAGATTTATTAGCAATTATTCATATCTTCAATTGTAAATAAATGGGAAAAAGAAGATATAGTAAAAAATAAAAAAATAAATAAGAATAGAACAGGATAAATTAAGGAGAATAAATAATATAAGATGAAGAAAGTAAAATTAATCTTTGATAAATAAGATTATAAATAATAATAATAAACATTAAAAAAATGGATTGGAACATATAGACATTTATATAATCTTGTTAATAATAAAATTATAAATAAATAAGATAATATAAATTTTATGTAATTAAGAGACAAATATGTAACTAAAAATATAGTAGAAAATAATGATGAAATGAAATTAATAAGAAAAAAATATAAATAAATTAAAAATAAATAAAATATATCATTAGAAGAATAATAAATTATAGATTAATATAAATAAATAAAATAAAATAAAAAATTGAAAAAAAATAAAAATGTTCCAAAATGGCATTTTGATACTCCTAAAGAAGTTAGAGCTTACTCATTATAAGAATTAGAAAAAAATTATAAAACAGAATTTGATAAATAAAAATTAAATAATAATTATAATTTTAATTTAAAATACAAAAGTAAAAAATAAATATAATAAACTATAACTATTTAAAAATAATCAATAAAATATAAAAATAATTAATTATTTATATATCCAACATACATAAAAAAACCATTTAAATTAAAATTAAAAAAAGATGAAAAAATAAATATTAATCATGATGTAAAAATAACTTTTATAAAACCAAATAATTGGTATTTATAAATACCAGAAGAAATATAATAAGAATAATAAGAAAAATAAGATATTAAAAAAATAGTAGCATTAGATCCAGGATTAAGAAAATTTATGACAGGAGTAAGTTTAGATGGAGATTGTTTTACAATAGGAGAAAAAGTATAAGAAAAAATAAAAGAAAAATAAAAAAGATTAGATTAATTAAGAAGTAAAATAAAAATTATGGAAAATTAAAGATCAAAATAATAATTAAAATAAAATAAAAATTATTTGAAAACCAAAAATGATTTTTATTTAACCTAATTTAAAGTAAAAAATATGATTAATGATTTACATAATAAAACAATAAAATTTCTTCTAGATAGATATGATATTATATTTTTACCTAAATTTAGAACATAATAAATGATTAAAAATAAATAAAAAAATTTTAATAGATAAATATTAAGTTTAAATCATTACTAATTTTAATAAAAATTAATATGGAAGTGTAATATAAAAAATAAAAAATGTATAATAGTTAATGAACATTATACAAGTAGAGCATGTTCAAATTGTGGTTATATAAATAAGAAAAATAAAGAAGAAATATTTAATTGTGTTTAGTGTAAAATAGAAAGTGATAGAGATATAAATGGAGCAATAAATATATTATAAAAATCATTAATAGAATAAACAAAATATTTGTGAATTATATTAAAATTAATATTTTCAATAGCTGAAGTTGAAAATATTTTATTAACTGATATTAAATATTAGAAAATAATAATTAATATCAGAAACATTTCAGCGGCTATTGTTATTATTGTTTTGTTCATATATTTCCTGATGAATAAGTTTCTAGAAATTATAAAACTAAAGAAAAATATATATCTAATTATATTTTAAATACTTTTAAAGATAAAGAATATTCTTGGTAATTTGATAAAATAGTAAATGGTGGATGTTCTAAAAGAAGACCTGATATTTTATTAGATCTAGGTTATAAAGTTATTATTATTGAAATTGATGAAAATTAACATTATAATTATGATTCAACTTGTGAATAAGCTAGAAATTATTAATTATTAGAAGATATTGGATTTAGACCATTAGTATTAATTAGATTTAATCCTGATGATTATATTAATGATTAAAATAAAAAAATAACATCATGTTTTAATATAAATAAAGATGGATAATGTGTTGTTAAAAATAATAAAGAAAATGAATTAAAAGAAAGATTATATTTATTAGAAAAAGTTATTAATCATCATATAAATAATTAAAATAATGATGAAATGATATAAATTGAATTTTTATTTTATTCTTAAAATAAATGATATAAATTAAATTTTTTTTATTTTTAAATGATTATATAAAATTAAAAAATAATATATATTATATTATTTTTTATTAAAAATTTATTATTAATAAATTTATTTTTTTAATTATAATAAAAAAATTATATTTTTAATATTTATTATGTTTATATCTTTTTTATATATTAGTATTATCATCTTCATCATCTTTTTCATT